AGAGAAGAAACGCATTAAGAAAGCTCTATAGTTGGTTCTACGAGAAAGATATAACAAGGAAAGAGTCTGGATGGCGGTTGCATTGATCGAAGATATAATAAAGAACATAAGAACCCAACCGTTAGCCGAAGTGGTTAGGACTTGGAGCGACTTAGAGAAAATGGGTCGGCAAGCCAATAACCTAGATAGGGTAATCCATCTACTTTGCAAGGCTGATCTGGCTTATTTGCTAATTAGAGTCTGTAAACGTAAAGATTTGGCTCACGAATGGGCTTACGCAAGGATAAGAGAGGTAGAAGCAGAGCCTAATGGACGAATTGACCTATGGGCGCGGGAACACAACAAGAGTTCTATTATTACGTTCGGTCAAACTATCTCAGACATATTAAACGATCCAAATGTAACGATTGGCATCTTCTCACACACCAGACCTATAGCTAAAGCCTTCTTACGACAGATAATGCGTGAATTTGAGGAGAACGTTGTCCTCCATAACGCTTTTCCTGATGTGCTGTGGGGAAAAAACGTAAAACAGAGTCCGAAATGGTCGGAAGATGACGGAATCATAGTTAAACGCTCTGGAAATCCTAAAGAGGCCACAATCGAAGCCTACGGGCTTGTAGATGGTCAGCCCACATCAAAGCATTACCAAATACTTATTTATGACGATATTGTTGTCCGAGAATCGGTAACGACACCCGAAATGATCGCTAAAACCATGAGTGGACTAGAACAGTCCTATAACCTTGGTGTTACGCCAGGTGGTGTTAGGAGATTTATTGGTACTCGTTGGCATTTCTCAGATGCTTACGCAACAGTCAAAGAAAGACGCACAGCAATACCTAGAGAACATCCCGGCAAGGAAGGTGGTACTAATGAGGGTAAATCCGTACTCTGGTCTGAAGAAATCCATGAAGAAAAGAGACGAAGCATGGGCATATACAACTATGCCAGCCAAATATTGCTCAATCCCAAAGAGGACTCATTACAAGGATTTAATCGAGAATGGATACAACACTATAACAATGTTAACGAGAAAAAGCTCAATAAATACATAGTAGTAGATGCAGCTAGTAGTAAAAAGAAAGGCTCTGATTACACAGCCATGTGGGTGATTGGAGTGGGTGGCGATAACAATTATTATGTTTTAGATATGGTCAGAGATAGATTGAACCTCCGGGAGCGTGGAGACGCACTATTTACGCTTCATAGAAAGTGGAAACCAAAGGAAGTTAGGTATGAGAAATACGGCTGCATGGCGGATATTGAACACTTCAAAGACCGCATGGAGCAAGAGACGTACCGCTTCTCAATTAAGGAAGTCGGAGGACAGGTTTCAAAGACAGATAGAATCAAAAGACTGCTCCCAATATTCGAGGCAGGACGAGTATATTTCCCAAGAACCTTACACAAGACGAACTGGGATAAAAAGACAGAGGACTTGGTATCCATCTTCGTGGAAACGGAGTATTTAGCATTTCCTGTAGGTTCTCATGACGATATGCTTGACTCTTTAGCAAGAATGTGCGAGCCTTCGATGGAATTAGTGTTTCCTAAAGAGGAATCACTTTATGTTCCGCCTCCAACTCCTTCATTAAACAGAGGAACTGCATGGATGGGCGGATGAATGAATTACTCAAATTAGGTTACTATACCAATGGATAAAGACCAAAAACACGAAAGAAAAGAGATCGAAAACGAGACTTCTGAGGACGGTATCACTAAAAAAACCGGAGATGAGCTAGAATCTTCAGAAAGAACTGATAAAGAGATATTAAATCAGGCTAAAGAGCGTTTTCAGACAGTAGTGGATGCTAATTCGAGCGAAAGAGAGCTACAAAGGGCTGATGCTAGATTTGCTGATGAAGATCAGTGGGAGCCTGAAATAAGAAATGCAAGAGAAAATGCACCAAATGGTTCAAGACCAGTTCTTACCATAGATAAAATCAATCAATATATATCCCAAATCGTAAATGATTTACGTCAAAACAAACCAGCAATCAAAGTAAAACCAATAGACAATGACGCTGATGTTAAGACAGCGCAGGTGTTTCAGGCCATTATTAGACATATAGAAGAAGGCTCTAACGCAGGACTTGCTTATCTAATAGCGGGTGAATCGGCAGTCAAGGTAGGTGAAGGTTACTTCATGTTACGCACAGACTTTGTTGATGAAATGAGTTTCGATCAAGAAGTACAATTCGTTCCTATATACGATTATTCTAAGGTATATCTAGGGGCGCATGATATGCCTGATGGTTCAGATGCTAAGTATTCTTTCATAATTGAGGATGTTCCTAACGATCAGTTCAAACGTGAATACCCTAACGCTAAAGTAGGAAGTTCTACTGAGTTCAGTGACGCAGTTAGCTCTAATGAAGCACTAGCTTGGCGAAATGAGGATAGCACCAGAATTGCATTATATCACTACATAGATTACAAAGATACAGAGCTATTTGCGCTAGAAGACGGCTCTACTATGCTGAAAGATGATTATATCAAACTAGCAGAAAGTGATGCTCATATAGTGCCTGGAGTTATTGATCGCAGACCAACTCAAACAGAGTCTGTCAAATGGGTAAAAATGACGGGCGCAGAGATAATTGAGCGTGGGGAATGGTTAGGTAAAAACATCCCTATAATCAAAGTAGTAGGCAAGGCTTCTAATGTTAATGGAAGAAAACATTTTAAAGGATTAGTAAGGCTCGCAAAAGACTCATTAAGGGCTTATAACTATTGGTTCTCAGCACTAACAGAAAAGCTGGCATTAGCACCAAAAGCACCTTTTATTGGCGCGGTTGGTCAATTTGATACAGATAGAGATAAATGGCAGAAAGCTAATACAGAAAACTATGCTTTTTTACAGTATGACGTTATAGATGCAAATGGAGCGGCATTAGGCTCTCCGCAGCGACAACAAGCGGCTCCTATGGAGTCAGGCATGATTGCTCACTTGCAGCTAATTGAGCATGATATTAAGACTTCACTAGGTATGTTCAAAGCCAATACTGGCGAACAATCAGCACAGCAGTCAGGCAAGGCAATTAATAGCTTACGGACTCAGGGAGAAACTGGTTCATTCCATTTTCCTGATAATGTGGCTATGTCCATACGCTGTGCAGGTCTTCAGTTGATAGATGTTATCCCAAAACTATATGATACTAGACGTATTGTACGGATTATGGGCGAAGATGGCGGAATAGAGAATGTAGAAGTAGATCCAAATCAAGAAGAATCCAGAAAAGATGTAGACGGTATTCAATCTATTTACAACTTACGAGTAGGTAAATATGACGTTACAGCAGTTCCAGGAGCTTCCTATGCTACTAAGCGTATGGAGCAATCGGAGATTTTAATGCAATTTGTTCAAAATAGTCCAGAGCAGCTCTCTATGTTCGGTGACTTGTTGTTCAAGATGCAAGATTATCCGTTAGCCGCTGAGATTTCAGAAAGATTTGAGAAGATGTTGCCGCCTGGTATTAAACCTGCAAAAGAAGGTGAATTGCCACCAGAAATACAGCAGATGCTTGCTGAAATAGAGCAACAGAAAGAACAATTAGAGCAGAAGGCTCAAGCCTTAAATGAGGCTGAGTATGAGATTAATGAAATTAGAACCAAAGTTGGCAAAGCTACCGTTGAAGCTATGGGCAAGGAAGAGCGAGTTAAGGTTGAATTGGGTCGAGTAGAGGTTCTAAAGCAGGAATTAGGCTTAATGGAACGAGAAATGAAACTACAAAACCCTAATGCTGATGCCGATGCCAAGATCAAGATAGCAGCCATGCAGCAAGAAACACAGTATGTTTTAGGTGTTATGGAAGGCGAATTGAAAGAAAAGAGTGAGTTACTCAAGATTCAACAAGATTCCATGAAAGAAACTAAACAAATTGATACTTCTAAGCTAGAAACGCAAATAGCTGCACTAGAAAAAAAGATTGCTATGCAAGATAACAGCAAGAATGACATGAATCCTATGGCGGAAACAATGAGTGGAATCAAAGACATTCTGGCTCAAATGCAGAAACCTAAGAAGATTAAAAAGAATTTAAAGGCTGGTGTTAATAAATTAGATTAACTTCTTATCAAAAACACTTGATTTTATTTAAGATTACAGCTAGAAAGAATCATTAGTACCTACGTGTGGGTTCATGCGGGCAAGATTGGAGATTCCAAATGAGTGAAGAAGCAGAGGTAGAAGTAGTAGAAGAAGTAGAAGAAACTGTTGCGGATACAGAAGAGGTAGAATCCGAGTCGGTTGCAGAGCCAGAAAATACTGAACAGGAAACGGAAGAACCTGAAGAAATACCGGAAAAGGTTTACACAAAGTCTGAGTTAGATGAAATTATGACTCGGCGTGTTGCCAGAGAAAAAAGGAAGTTGCAGCGCGAATATGAAACTAAGAAACCGAAAGAAACTGTCGCACATAAGACGGATGAACCTGATTTAGATGATTACGAAGACACGACACAGTGGATAAAGGATCGGACAGATTGGGCTGTAAGACAAGATAGAGAGAGCCAAATACAGTCAAAGCAAAAGGCAGAAACGGAGAAAGTATTAGCCGTTTACGAAAAGCAACAGAATGATGCTGCTTTAGTTCATGCCGATTACTGGGATGTAATGGATAAGTCTCTAGGTGAGATTGAGGACATTCCTGCATATTTACAGGAAGCTGTTGTTACATCTGACGTAGGGGGTGAACTTTCATACTTCTTGGGTAAGAATCCTGACGAAATGGACAGAATCATGGGTCTTTCACCAACCGCTGCAATCAAAGCAATTGCTAGGTTAGAAGATAAAATATCTACTAATCCAGTGAAACAAACATCAAAAGCACCTGCCCCTACTCCAAAGGTTAACACGAGTGGGCGAGTTGAGTCTCTTGAGTACAAGAAAGATATGGAATTTAAAGACTTTCAAAGACTCAGAAACAGGCAACTAGGTAGGAATTAAAATATATAAGGAGATTTACAAATGGCTTATACAGCAACTACGATTGATAGTATTACTAATGAGGTCTTGCGTCTAGCGCATGAAAAGGCCGCATTTATTGGTACAATTAATCGCCAATTCGATTCAAGTTTTGGAAACGCAAGTGGTAAAATTGGAGATACTCTCCGAATTCGTGAACCAGCCCGTTACACACGTAGACAAAATAGTCGCGTAATGAATGTGCAGGATAGCGTTGAAACAAACACATCCCTAGTAGTAGCAACCCAAGACGGTGTTGATATGTCCTTCAACAGTCGTGAAATGAAATTAGATCTACAAGACTTCTCTAAGCAACATCTAGACAGTGCTGTAGCTTCTATGATTTCAGGTATTGAAGCAGACGTACTTCAGGGTTGTTCTA